TCCATAACTGTAACGGTACCGTAGAAGTCGTTACGAACCATCTTCTTACCATAGCGAGTCATCACGCCCTTACGAGGTGTGAAGTCGTCTGGGTTGAAGATCGTTGGGGTAACGATGAGAGGAACGTAAGGAGCATAGACGTAACCAGTCTCAAGGTAGCTACCGCCCTTGTACCCAACAAGAATCTTGTTGCGTGGGAAGTAGGGGTCCTTGTAACAGGTGAATCTGTTGCTCAGAGTTCCAACCTTCTCACAACCGAGTGACATAGGACCAGAAACCTGGCCGTCGCCGTCTAAGCTGTATGAAGGACGGTAGTATACCGATGCCTCAAGGATAGTTGCAACATCAGGTCCAACAACGATGAAGTTGGCAGAACCACGAAGGGTCTTGCGATGGATCTGGTTAGCAACGTCGATGATTGTCTCAACGAGAGTCTCGTACCACTCACGAACCGTACCAGTGAAGGCAGGACCAGGAGCAGTTGTTCCACTCTGAAGAGCTTCAACACCGGTTTCCTTGTTAACGAACTTACCAGGAGCACGTGACCAGTAAAGGTTAGCGCCTGAAGCCTGAGTAAGAAGGTCATTAAGAATCTCGCGGTCAAGCTCTAGAGCAATCTGCTCTGAGAGGATCTGGGTCAACTCAACCTCAGCGTCAAGGCTGTGGTATGCGTTAAGATCCTGTGCGAGTTCTGGTGACCACTTAGCACGAAGCTTACGAGTAACCGCGGTAACTGCAATTGACTCAACCTTAATATCAATCTCAGGGATCGAAGGTGAGTTTGCTGTTCCTTGGTCCTGCATATTCGATTCGAAAGCCGGAATAGTCAAGGTTGAACCATCAGTGTCAGTATCAAGCTTGCTCTTAGCAACGTACTGGACGTTATAAGTACCTTGTGCCTTAGTTGCAACGGCTGAGCCGGAGCAGATCATCAAGATAGAAGCATTGGTATCACCAGGCTGTACAAGAGGATCATCGGTCCACTGCTTGGTGGAGTCATTCCACTTACCAAGACGGTTTAGACGACGAATGTTCTTGACGTTTGCATGTGAATCCTGAAACTTACCAGTCTCAAGAGCAACAAATCCGTCACCAGCGTTGGTTCCACCATCACAGGAAAGTGCAAAGTCCTTCACCATTGTTCCGTCACAGTTCGTGAACTTAGCGCTAGCATAAGCAACGATCAGTGCGGTCCACTGTGAATAGGCGCCTGTAACAGGATCCTCTTCAATAAGCGAAGTAATCTGCGGATCGAAGGAAAGAAGCTTTCCGTCGGTTCCTGAAGCGTGAAGTACCTGACCAACTGTCCAGGTTCCTGATCCACCGTAAGATCCGGAGTTAGTGATCGAGACTGCGCCAGCTTCCTTATGAATACGTGAGTATCCTGAGCCAGCTAAGTCATATTGTCCACCAACACCTGATGATCCTGAACGGATACCCTTACCAACTGGGCTGTTGTAGATCGACTGACCACTACGATATGTAGGGGCATCCGAATTACCAACGTCTGTTCCGTAAGTGTAATCAAGGTAAAAGAGCAGTCCGGAAGGAAGGCTCATGGGTTGAATTGAAACGAGCTCGTTAGCAACGAGTCCGCCGAAAACGCGACGAACGATTGGGAAGGCAACATTACTAAATCCTCGGATATCACCCGAAGAAGCAAGGTTTCCACCACCAGTTGAGAGACTAGTTGTCTCCTTAAGAACCTGTGCAGCCTGGTTTTCGAGCAGGCGACTCATGTTCTCACGTCCCTGGGCACCGAGCCCTCGTAGTAAACCGGTACGTGACCACTTCTCTACAAGGCGCTTGTTTTGTGCACCCAAGTGACGCTGACGGATTCCTTCTGTCAATTGTTCTAAACTAAAAGTCTTAGACATTATTTTCTCCTTATTTGCGTCTAATTGGACTATTTGTCCTGATTAATACCTGCTAGAGTCGCCCAACGGTCCAAACTTCCAGCGCCTGATGCCGGCTGTGCCGACTGTGCTGATTTTGAAGCTGATCCAAGCGACCTTGTCGACCGTCCCTCAGAAAGATTCTTCTTAGAAGATCTCTTATTGAGTGAGGAAGTCAGGCTCTTGTAAAGAAGCTTTGCTTCACGTAGCGTCTTGGCGTTATCTAGTGCCTCAACAATTGCACGCTGTTGCTTAGCTGTCAAATCTCTATTTTGCATTAACTTGTTAGCGTAAAGAAGCTTAGCATTGAAAAGGTTCATTTCAACAAGCTGTGTCTTTAGCTGACCTGCAACTTTCTTATAATCTCTTGCCTGTCGGCGAGCACGACGTTCTGCAAGGTTTCCACCTTTACGTCCAGCTGCTCTACGACGTCTTGCACGTCGACGATAGGATTCTGGCATTGCGTCGCCACCGGGTGCCTGTGCGGCTCCAGCGTCGGGCATTGGTGCATCTCCTAACTCATCGGCTAGTGCATTAAGAAGATCATCTTCGTCTACATCAACGAACATTTCGTCTTCTGCAGATCCGTCTCCGAATGAAGAGTCTCCCGATCCATCTGTAGGATCATTCTCATTAAGCTTACGAAGTCGCTTAAGCTCGCGACGAAGCGATGCTTCATCGATCTCATAAACTTCTTCCATTTCACCGAGGTCCAATGGCTCATCGCCACCTTCTTCAGCTTCTTCTTCACCTTCTTCTTCTCCGCCCTCTTCTTCATCCGCCATGAGTAGATCCACTTCAAGGTCGGCAACGTCAACCTCTCCGGGTTCCTCTACGCCGAGTGCCTCAAGGTCATCATCACTGAGCACGACGTCCATTTCACGTAGCGTCGATTGATCTTCCCCAGCTTCGAACAGGAAGTCGAAGATGTTTTGGTTGTTTTTCCTTGACATTAGTTTCATCTCCTTAATAATTGAATTGACAAGTTTTCTCTCTAAGATACGACCACCCGTATCCTTTTCTGTAAGTATTACCTGGCGCCGCAAAATGACTGCTTCACGTGCTAGGGATTCAAATATTTCGGATACCTTTTTTCTTTGTTTTCCGGTACCCTGTGCTCTGGCAGCGTTTAACGC